ATTTCGTAGCGTTTCATTTTCCTTCTCAAAGAAATTAAACGAGAATCCTGGTTCAGCCGTTCGTAAAGCCTGATATACATTAGTTTTAAATACATCCCCTACCTCCCCTGTCTCCCAGTAATTAAGTAGCCATTCAGTATCGTAATTAACTGAGACATTAGTCATGTCCAAGGGTGCGGGAAAGTTGAAGTCATCCTGCTTTATGTCAAAGATTGTCTGTCCTGTATTTCCCACCGGCATATCATGCCAATTCTTCGACACCAAAAATTGGTCTATATCTGCGTGTTTCCAATTCAGGCTGGCATAGATCGCCGATCTACGGGAACCGCCCTGCATTACATGTCTTCCTATCTCATTTATCATTTGCATCTTGGGGATGGGACCACTGCTGATGCCACCTGTCCCCTTCAAGATCTGTCCCTCCTGTCGATAGACAGAATAGTCAACTCCAATACCACCCCCTGTCATCAGGCAAGACTCAGCTTCCCAACTGAGCTTCGCCCAATCTTCTCGATTATCTTCCTCTGCTTTGAGTAGGTAACAGTTATTAAAGAATTTTTTATCACGCCCAGCATAATAAAGATAACGACCTCCGGGGATAAAGCGAAGGTTGGAGATATGATCTATAAGTTCTTCCTTCTCATCTGCTGTTAGCTTACTTTGGCAGACATCGTTGACCAACGTACAGGATAGCTCATGGAGAGTTTCAGCTCCCTCATGAGAATACTTTGTATTGAAGATGTCTTCACTAAACTTGGATCGGAACTGGGGATTTCTATTTGATTTAAACATTGTTGGCCTGTTCATTATAAAAGAGTTCGAGAATTAGTTGGGCATAGTGAATAGCTTTTTCTACATCTTTTTTACCCTCTCCCTTTTTCCTGTGTCTAGTTATATATTTTACCACGTTCCCCTCAAAGTAGTCAAGATCATTTTGAAAAATATATTCAACAGGTTGGATGTTGCAGTCTTTATAATGCTCACCACCCACCTGTTTTTTCAAGGCATTCTCCTCTTTCATTCTTCGTAGGTAGTAGTCGTAGGTTCCTTCTCTATCACCCAGTTTTTCCATACGACTAGAGTAAGAGAAGTCTCCCTTCATCTGCCATTTATCATTCGCTACTACAGCCCCACAGTGTTGACACTTGAGTGAAGTCCACTCAAAGTGGTGTACATGTACATCTTTATTACACTCTGGACAGGTGATTGAGTGAGTTCCTTTTGGTTTATCAGGATTATTCATTCGGGTTTCAAGGTGATAGGAATCTTTTGGAAAATAAGAAAAGTCTCCTTCATAGTGAGAACCAGTTTCACAAGAGGAAGCTGAGGTTTCGTCTGACATTTTCAACATCTCCTATATCAATAGTTTTTTGCGTAAACTCTCTCACCAGGGTAGGCTCTATCCCAGCAAAGGCACAAGTGTCTTCAAAATTTTCACAGGTAACACCCACCGATGCAAATATCCATGAGTGTGCCTGATCTCTATGAATAGTAATCAAGCTATCTTCTTCAAGAATTTCCGGTTTGATTGTATCAAGAATAGCTTGGAGAATAACAGCGAAGTAAAGACTCTTATAAGGATTCTTGTGTACTGCATCAAAGATAGAGGTCAGATCAGGATCATCACTCAACATACTTCTGAACAGGTCTATAGAATTTACCTCCCACATAATTATTGTAGTAGGCTGGTTCATCTGTTCCTTCTATTGTTGTTGTAAGGACATGTCTAATCATCTGATGATAACACTCATAATAGTTTAAACTTCTTTTATTTTTATACTCATCTATAATTTCAAATGTAAAGTTATCCTTGCCTAGTTTTTCTATATCTTCCAGAAGGTTCTTGGAAGAACCCATATAAGTTTCCCAACCAGACTCTTTCTTTCTCAGTCCACGTTTTATATAGTATTGCTTACAACCAATGTAAGCCTTGGTGGTTTTTTTATTAGTTATAACATAGACAAACCCAAAGTTCTTTTTGGTATCTAATTCCTTGTGATATTTCCAGTGCATTACCAATTGAGTACTTCTTCTACGTCAGGTTCTTTGCCAACCTGTGTAAGATACCTCTTCCCTTTTGCATAACTGAACACACGAATTCCTTGGCCATAGTTGGCATCCTTCCAGCATTCTCTTTTATGCCCACAATAAATACAACCAACAGAAAGCTTATAATTACCAGACTTCCCATCAGGCACAGCATCATAACACCTGTCAGGTATACGGCTGTCTGTAACCATTCCTTTAAGGTATTCCACACGGGTTTTTGCATTAATCATATCCATCTGCTGTACAGGAGTCAAACATATTTCTCCTGTTGATTTATTTATCACAAGAAATGCAGCTCGTTCAACACCATTGGCATGGGCATAGGCTGATATCTGAGCGAGGTAACCGAACGGATCATCCTCCACCAGTTTATTATATCTGAACTTATCAAAGCCTGGACCACTGGCAGACTTACAATCAACTAGAACTCCATCAATCATGGAGTCTTGGTGACCCTTCACACCAGCTACCTCAACTTCCTTTTGCTGATCGGTTACTTCATGACCTGCAATGGCGGTACAAAGAAGAAGTAATTCTTCAAGAATATATCCATACAAAAACTTTATTCGGGTGGAGGGTTGTAGTTGACCATCCTCCAGTGGTTTATTCAGATCGTACCAAAGCTGTCTATCAGGCTTTCCAATGGTAGACAATCGAAGGGTAGCTCTATCCCTTGGCTTATCATACAGAAAATCTTTGATGTGTATTTTAAGCATCTCACCAAAGGTATCTATATGTTTGTCCACCTCATCCTCATCCATATCAATGGGGTCTAAGGTAAACAAATTATATATGTCTTCGACCAGCGTTTCTATTTTTTTCATGGGTTAAAACGAGAGAGAGTGTCACCACCGGCAACACTCTCCCCCACCTTTCTAGCTATTAAAAGGGTACGCTCTCGGCATTTTCATTAACATAACCTCCTTCCACTACGGGAAAGTCTGCTGCTTGAGGTGTATATGATACTAGATCAATAACCTGCACAGCACTCAAATCTGCTGACACACCAGTCTTGCCAGCAAACTTCCACTGATAGGGAATTGCTCGTACTCTCACAACGCTACCATTCCCAATGAGGGTATCATCCCAAGAATTATTCTGGGAATCTTTAACAAAGGGCGCACGATTGGAAGTGCCATCCCTCTTCAGTACCTTACGTTTGACAGTAACAAAATCACCACGTTCGTCATCCTTGTTATTGATTTTGATACCAGCCTTTTCGATGAGAGGTCGGTTGTCGTCATCAACAACTACCTGGATTGACCAAGAGTGCTCCTCAAACTTTGTGTTTGGCTCCACAACACAGGCCCAGTAGCATTTTCCAGTAATATAAATAGGCTCATTCATGTTTCGTTCTCCTTTATGCTGCCCATCGCAGCTATGAAGCGGATCATTCCGCAAATGTTTACTACCACTAACAATACGCATATTATAGCACACTGAAATAGGCATGTCAACAACTAATGTGTCTCTGCCCAATTATTTCCAATCTTGTAATCACAATCAAGATCACATCTGAAATTCATTACTTCCTGTGTCTCTTTCATGGCCTCCTTTGTTACCTGAGTGAACCTTCCTATGTCAGGCTTGGCTACCTCAAACTGGTATTCATCGTGTACTGACACCACCAGTCGAGCATCCAGCCCAGACCTTCGTATTCTCTTGTCCATCTCCACCAACCATTGCTTGCAGACAATGGCACCAGCTCCCTGCAAAAGCGTATTGAGTGCCGCATGTTCCGATCTGATGTGTAGTCTACGGCCATCCAGACCTCTGATTGTACCGCTCTGGGCTGCTTCCTGTATATTGGAGCGTAGTCTCTTCAAGGCTGGCATGTTCCCTAGAAACTTACTTATAAGTTGCTGACCACTCTTTGCATTGCCGCCCACAATCTTTCCTATCTTGGCTGGGCCAGCTCCATATAGGAATGCATATATAAATGTTTTTGCTTGTGCTCTATTGCCCAGTCCCGCTGCCTTCTGATTGGCTGTGTGTACATCACCTGTGAGAACTTCATTTGTGAATGTTGTATCATCCATGTAGTGTGCCAGACAGCGTAGCTCCAGACCACTGGCATCAGTCCCCACAAGTTGATGTGTCTGTGGGTTGGTGACTGTCCAGAGTGATCTGCATTCCTCACCAAAGGGACTGTAGACAGCCGGTACTTGGGCCATGTTAGGCTTGTGGTGCGCCATACGTCCTGTGATAGTACGAAGAGTCATCACCCTGCCATGAACCCGCCCATCCTCTTGACACTCCTGTACCCATGCCTTGAGAAGACCAGTGCGTTTTTGCAGAAGGAAATATCTACTGAACATCTGGGCTTCCGGCATATCCTTGATGTTGGAAAGAACTTCCTCAGTAATAATAATATTATCTTTGTCGGTGTACTTGTCTGGTTTCCAGCCCCTCTCCATCAGGCGTTCAGCTATCTGTTTGCGACTGGCAATGTTGAAGGGTATATACTTTGTCTTGGTTTTAAGTTTCTTTTCCGTAGGCTTGAACATCTCATTGGCTTGTTCTTTAAGTTGGTGTTGTTCATCCTCCAGCTTGGCCAAGAGAAGCTGACCTTCCATGAGGTTAAAGGCAAAGCCATTACGCTCTTGCTTGTCTATGATAATCCTTACATCACGCTCCAACTCATAAGCTTTCGAGCCAAATCTCTTTCCCTCCTCCTCCAGAAGCATCGCCAATCTTTTGGTAAGTTCAGCATCTCTAATACAATAGGCAAGCATCTCCTCGCTATACTCATCGAACTCATTGAGATCTCCTTTGGAATAGTCCAGCCTATTTCCCCAAGCTTCCAGGGAGTGACCACCCAGTCGGACAGGATTATATAACTGAGATTCCACCAGTGTATCTCTGACTTGGGATGGTTTTATTTTAGCATTGGCAAGCCTGTTGAGGATGGGCGCATCGAAGCTGAGACCGTTATGCATAATAAACTGATCTATTCGACTGGCCCATCCTCCAAATTGTAGACACTCTTCTTCAATCCATTGGCGTTTTTCTCCTGTCTGATAATTCTGCGCTACTATGCAATGTATCTTGGTTGCATCCAGCCCGTCTGTTTCAATATCAACTACCGCTTTCATAGGTCATATCCATCATGTAAGCATCACTGACAGGGATGTGGAAGAACTTCTCTCCTTTCTGAATGTTTCGGTTCGAGGCTTCCTTGACCTCACAATTCAAAAGCGTATGGCCGTCTATGTGCCATGCCTTCTTGCAGTCATTCCTGAAGACAACAAAGGTTAGTACGTCATCAGGACATTCTTCCTGCCACTTGTTTAGCAGTCTCCTCTTCCTCTCAGGTATTCGTATTTCATCCCAAGAGTCGGGCCACTCTCCTCGCCAAGAATATTTTATCTCTACTTCATAGAGGATTCTGTCGGCAGCACTATCATTTACCCTACATATAATATCAAAGTAAGTTGTCTCGTTGGTGGAGATGTTGGTATGGTCATTCTCCTTCAACCAACCTACCATGCACTGCTTGGCTTTCGTGTCGGCTCTGTCGTAAAGTGCTTTATCAAATGGTTTTTTAACTCTCATCTGTCTTTTCCTCTCCTTGGCTTACATAGTTTCCTTCTATATTAAATTTGCGTAAAATTTTTCTGTTAATAGAAACTCTTTTATTGTATTGTTTATTAGTTAATTTTCTTTTTCGTTTTGTATTAATTAAAAATCCACATTCCCATTCATTAATCCAACCCCTTTCATAGATGTATTCGATTGTCGCCTCATTGAAAGATTTATCTATATCTTCCAATACTTTTTTTATGTTTGTAAAGATTAGATTAGATGGTAAGTCTGTAAATTTATCTATACAAACATTACCTACCTGAGTTGAATTACCATTAAGAGAATTCGTAATTTGACACAACTCACATATGGGAGTCTTACCACACAAACAACTTTCCCCTTTCTCTTTTGTTGTAAAATCAATCCTATCTAATTTCCATTCTAGTTTTGCCTCTTCCCATGTGTCGGCTTCAGATAATTCAAGAATCCTTTCAATAAAATATTCGAGATGTTTAGTTTTACGAACTCTATTAAAAGTTTCTCTGTTCTCCTGAATTGGATTATCTCTTACCCAGTTCCAATCAATAGCATTATTTATTTCATCTTCAGTAAAGTTTTCCTTTATTGCGTTGACCCAGTTTGATTTATTCCGAGGATTTAAAACATATTCAGCATGACAACACAAATAAAAGTTATCTCCTAATTTTTCATGTTTTTCTTCCACCTCCTCAGTAGTTTTACATTGTGTTTCCAAAACAATATACCAACCACACCCCTTACAAGTGGGACAATTTGAATTAGTTCCATCGCAACTTTCACAAAAAAGTGCCGCAAAAAAGTTTGTCTTTGAAGAGCTATTCATTATCATCCCCCAAGAAGGGATTATCTATCTGTGTCATTCTACCAGTTTCTTTGTCATAATGCAAGTAGCAAGCTACACCAGTGTCTCCTGTGTAACGATTCTTCAGAATACGAAT